TCTGCAATAGTATAAAGTCTTTAATCCTTTATCCCACGCACGTCTATGTATGTTACTTAATCGTCTAACGTTAGCGTCTGGCGGAAAAAATAAGTTAAGACTCTGCGACTGACAGATGTACTTTTGCCTTTCAGCTGCAAGATCCACCAACCAGACTTGATCAATTTCAATTGCTGTACGAAACAAATTCTTTTCAATTGTAGATAAAGAATCCATGTGGTAAACCGATCCCTTATTAGCAATAATCTTTTTCCAAACATCTTTTGTATTCAACCCCTTTTTTTCTAATAGTTTTTCTAAATATTTATTCTTAACTAGGAATGAACCACTCATAGTTTTTTGTGTAAAAGCATTAGCCCTCAATGGTTCTATGCTAGGAGAAACTTCCCCGCATATAATTGAACTGCTTGCATTGGGTGCTATGGCTATCATATGAGCAAATCTTTTTCCTGTTCCTTTTAAATCACTAGGCTCTCCTCTTACTTTACCTAAAGAAAGATTTGATTCCAATGCCTTGTCATACATATGTTTAAATATATTTTTATTAATTCCAAAAGACATTGGACTATTTAATGCTATGCCTATTCGTTGCAAGTAAGAATGAAATCCCATCGCCCCTAATCCAACTGAACGTTCCGCTTTAGCTGATGCCACTGCTCTCCATAAATGAGAGGGGGCATTTCTTATGAAGTAAGTAAGAACATTATCCAGCATACGCATCAAGTCGTCAATGAATTGCGGGTCATCTTTCCATTCATCATAGTATTCTAAATTAACACTTGACAAACAGCACACTGCTGTTCGTTCCTGGTTTGTAGGTAAAGTTATTTCACTGCAAAGATTGGAATGATGAACCTTTAACCCAAGTTTCTTTAATTCTTTTGGTAAATATTTATTAACCGTATCAATAAACATAATGTATGGCTCTCCCGTATTAACTCTCGTCTCCAATAATTTAATCCATAAATGTCTTGCTTTAATTTCCCGTATGACTTTTTTATTATGAGGGTCAATGAGTTTCCACATCTCATCTTTCTCCAATGACTTCATAAATTTATCGGGTATGTTAACGGCATGATGAAGATTCATATTTTTTCTGTTAATGTCTCCGCCACTAGCCTTGCGCATTTCAATGAACTCTATAATTTCGGGATGAGATATGTCCATGTAACTTGCATATGAACCTCTTCTTGTTGAGCCTTGATTGAAAGCTACCATCTGACTGTCCACTACATGCATGAATGGAATGACACCCGTAGTTTTATTTCCCTTGCTTGTTGATTGATCTTGTGAACGAATGTCACCCCAATATCCTCCTATGCCACCGCCTGAACTTGATAGCCAAATGTTTTCTAAATAATGTTCACCCAATCCTTCTCGTGAATCTGGTACATAATTTAAAAAGCATGAGATGGGTAATCCTCTGTTTGTTCCACCATTGGATAAGATGGGAGTGGAAAACATAAACCATAACTTTGACGCATAATCATATAATCTTTTTGCATGGGCGTCTGAGTCTGCAAATGCTACAGCAGCTCGTGCCAAAGATTCCTGGGGACTCTTCTCTTTTGGTATCATGTATCTGTCTTGAAGGACAGCCTTACCAAAATTTGTTATTAAATTATTGCGTGACTTATCTATGGTTGGTGGTTGTATCATCTTACTCCTATGTGAAAGTTTTAGTATAGCATACTCTTGATCCGTTGTCCAGACTAATCATACCAATGCCCTTAAAAATAATGTAGCATACTCAAATTGTTTTTCCTGGGAGAACATATCCTCCACATTATCAAGCATTTGCAATTTTAAATTCTTATTTAAATTCTTAACTACTTGCACTAATCTTATATCAACCTGTGGATAAAGTCGTTCCAATATGGGACGATATAAATAATTCAATTGAACCCAAGCTTTCTTCGTAGCCTTTAACTTGCATTCTATAACCAGGATATATTTGCGGTTGCGATTGGGCAGGATTATAATATCTGGCTGACACCAGCCAAGTCCTCTCCTGTCCTCAAATGAGTACCACTGCCCGTGTATGACATCCTTACCATATATAGCCTGTAAATAATTTGCTATTCTGTTCTCATAGATGAGCCCAGCCCTTTGGATTCCCTTAATCTTCGGCGAGGTTAGAAAATTAGGTCGTCCATCAAGGGCTTTAGCCCATCTTAGACCTCGAATTATGTTGCGCTTTTTCTGCATAAAGAAACCAATTCATCTGTAACACGGATATATCCCGCATCTTGCATTGCTTGTAGGTATTGAGTCATCTCACTTGGAGCGGTAGTCTTGTTCAATAGTTGGTGTTTAAACTTCTTTAGAGGCACGTGAGTGCGGTTATTGTTAAAGATGGTAGTCTCCAACCATTCCTTCATATCATGAGCAATTTTCCCCGTTTTACTCCTGCCAAATCCTTCTAAAGCCTTAGGCATTTTATCTTCCATATCAAACATAATCTCTTTTGTTCTTTCCCAATCACTTAAAGTTATAATTCTATTGCCAATCCGTGACGCATTAACAGACATAGCTACCTTCAAAAAATGGGAAACCCTACGTTGATTATACTCAGTCATGTTAGGATCTTTAGATTCAGGTGGAATGAATATCTTTATATCTTTTTCCGCCACTTCTTTAGCCTCTTCATCAAATATAAACTTCCCATGAATACTAGCTATGAGACTTAAATCATATCTCAAATCTTCCAACGTATCATCATTCACTTTTTCCTGTAATAAACTTTGAGGTATCCTTTCCCCTTCATGGTAGATAGGTAAGAACCTAGATAATAATCCTTGCGATGCCGCATCCTCTGGTAAATGATCGATGAATTGTTGAGGTGTTGCACATGCTATCCAATTTAAACAAGGACCTTTTATAAATTGTGAAGCTCCCGTTTTAATTTGATGACTATAAGATTCTTTACTATCCCACATGTCAGTCATAAACATTTGCAAGTATTGATAATGCCTGCTCATAAATGTACCAAACTCTGAAGTCGTCATAGTAATAGATGAATCATAAAACAAACCATCCCTTACTGTACCCACTCTGTAATCCAACCTAGTAGTCTTATGCATTTCCATTGCTAATTTTTCGGGAGTAATTTTATCTTGGATAAGATACAAGGGATAAGTCTTCAACCCATACTGAGTTAGTCCACTATTAAATTCGTCATCATCTTCCTTTGTTCCCACAGGTGTAGTCAACTTAGAAAAGACTTTAGAAAAGGGCAAGATTAAGGACACTGATTTATTTGTTCCTGGGGGACCGACCAATACTATAAATAAATTAGGACGCACGTCATAGTTAGGCATGGAGAACCAACACTTGCGACCCAATGCTCCCGCCACTGCAGAAATTGCTGACCACGTAGCAAACTTATGAGGAATAGGTGAACCCTTAACTGGTTGCGCACATGCGTGTATAAAATCTTTATTTCTTCTCATTCCATTTCCTCAAATTTTTCCATGAATCTCCCACTTCTGCGTCCGAAGGTATCATCATTTTCCTTCCTTTAACTTCAATAGGATTATTCAAACAATCCAATACTTTAGGAATTAACATATCAACTTTATCAATGGGGCATTGACCCAACACTGCGTCATGCACCTGTCCTAATATTTCCACACCATCTTCAAATAACTCTTTCCATATTCTATACAACCCAAGATTCAATATATCCCCAACCAAAGATTGCGGAAGATAGGCTATAGCTTTCCGAGCATAGTGCTCATCATCTAGCCTACCCCAAAATTGCCTGCGTCTACCAAAGGGTGTTATTAAATTTCCCGTCGTCTGTAATTCTTTTACAACTTCATCATGCCAAGACCTAATCCCAGGAAATGCCCCCTTTACTTTCACAAGCTGTTGCGCACCACTTCCAATTACTTCCCCCATCTCTATGAGTTCCTCGAAGCCTCCACGTTTATCTTGCTTATGCCATCTGTTTAAATTATTCAATGGTTCAACCCCACCATAATATAATAATTGAAATCGCTTGGCTTGTGAACCTTTGATCTTAATGTTTCTTGATACGGTAGTATGAGACGCACCATAGTTAGTGCCATGACCCGCCCTCTTGCATACGTCACGGTATGTATAGTTGCCGAAGTAAGGTTGCTCCGCCAGTTCCCTGTTCTGTTCCTGGTCTTCCGACCAACCCAAGTTAGGCCATACCATTTTAGCCACTTCCGTATGGAGATCAGAACTTTCAGCCGCGTTTATATATCCTTCATCGCCAGACAGATAAGCCGTTGCCCTAGATTCCGCCGCCTGCAAGTCAGCATAAAACATAATGCGTCCACGATCGGGAATAAAAATAGCCCGCAAATCCTTTGTAATGTTTTGAAGATTAGTTCCTGTACCCCAAGGAGATTCCTTTGAAGACCACCGCCCCGTCTGTGTGCCAGCCACTTGATACGTACAACGAATGCGACCATCATCATCCCTCTTTGAAGCCAACACTGTTAACATCTTATCAACATCTCTCAATGCCATGATGGTTTTACAAAATGGACGGGCACGAGGATACTCTTCACTCAAATGTTCGAGAGCATTGCGATCTGTGGAAATTTTTGATTCACCTTTGCCATACTTAATTTCCTCGGGAAGATTTAAATATGTATAAAGGATTTCTTTTAATTGATAAGGGCTGTTATGATTTAAATTCTTATCCCATACTGCGTTCGCGAACAAGTTAAGCATGCGCTCAAGCTTAAGCTTTTTCTTTTTCAAGGGGGCACGTATGATTGTAACCGCCCTTTCATCCACTCGAAGACCCCGCAATACCATAGAGATGGCAGGTCCCAAGCAACTGCGTTCAAATTCGTAAGTGTTTTTAGTATGGTTGTCTAGTTGGGGGGATAATTTATTCCAAACTTCTGTTGTTATTTCACAATCAAGACCGCAATACACCCATAACGACTGTTCCTTATTCAGGTTCTCTTTCTTTAAATTCGTGTTTCTGATTATCCTCGCCATTTAGTTTCTCCTGTATCTCCCCTGCGATAGCCATGTACGCCGCACCATCAGCGTAGGTATCCCGGGTTCTCTTACCTAATTTAGTTCTTGCTATTTTTAATAAGCACATCATCACAGCGACCTCATGCCCTGTGAGTGGGTGGTCAAGATAGGCTGACCATAACTTAGCAATGTTATTGTGATTAATAACTTTGTCTCCATATTCTGAGGCTCTGTCACCTTCAACTAATGTCATTGCGTCTCTTAGAAAGTCTAAGGTTCTTTTTGTTTCTATCATACTCTCCCTCTCTGTATCTAATAAATTCTTTTTGTGCCCGTTCGGGATCTACTTCCGCTAGTGAACACACCAATTCAAACTCCTCTTTCTTATCCTTTAACCATCTTTCTACGTCTTCTTTATTTCGCAAACCATCTTCCGACTTGCCTTTATAGGCGAAGTCTTGGGCGGCTTGATCTAAAACTGCTCGCCATAGAGAGATTAAATTCTCTACGTCTTTTACATTTTCGGGCAACGGTTTGACCGAAAACAATTGTGATTGTTTCATTACATCTATGCATCTGCTTTAGTACTCTTTGAAAACTTGGCTAAGGTTTTCCAAGCACTCTCATTTGTATATATAGAGCCAAGAAAAGCCAAACCTTTTTCCTGTTCTGGTTGTAATGAATGTTGAGCATGCATGGTATCATGAATGATACCCTTGGCATGTATTTTCATCTTGTATGCTAACCATGACACATCATATAATTGATTCTGTGCCACCTTAACAATCTTTTCGTTTTCCAGGATTTTCTTTACCCAGTACCAGGCTGCGACTTCATTAGTAGCAGACCAGTAATTATTTAATTCTTTGTTCTCATCACGAAAAGGAACAACCATTGCAGTAGTAGGGTTGGGTGCAAAGCCTATACAAACAATAGAGCCTTCTGCTGTTTCAATATCAAATGCGAGAGGGTTGTCGTGATTTGCTTCACTGATAAATTTTTTTTCAAATTCATCCAGATCAGTAAGTGTAGGTTCAATCCATACATCTCTGTCTGTGTGTTGTAATTGCGTGGAGAGGGATTCTCTTTGTGCTTTCTGTAAGTCAGCTACGAAATGTGGTCGCCATTTAAAATTTTTAAGAACAGAGACAGGACTATAGGTTGGTACAATCTTATAGTTGTGTAGGTCAGAATGACGCAATGAGGTTGTGAAGGTTGCGCCTCTATATGTACCAATCTTATCTAGTCCTGTCAATGCCCACAAGGACAAGGAGCCCATAGGAATGATCACCCTGGGTTGAACGTCCTCAATCTCTTTGTGCAAACGTACTATTTCATCTTCAAATTTTTTCTTAAGGTATCCCTCTTTCTTTGGTGGTAAACTTGATCGCCACTCATTCTCTTTACCTAAGGCTTTATATTCTTTTCGCTTGTGAAAAAAATATTGAGTGTCATTTTGGTGGGGCTTTAGTTGTATGGTGTGAGTGAGCAAGCAGTCGTCGAGGTCTATCTTGGCAATGTCACAAAGTTCGCTGAATAATTTTCCCGTGCCCCCTTGCAGGATTTTATTAGCGATTGTTTCACTGTTAGTAGGGTACTCGAATACAAAAGCAATCTTGCAATCCTTGACTGATTTAGGTTTGCGAGACTCTATTCTTTTATTGACTGCGTACTCACTCATAAAGACACTACTTCTTAATAACGCGTTTTACGGACGCTACAAGTATGTCTTTATTTCTGCCGACCATCTCGTGTTTCACAACACCACTAAATGTTTGACCGATTGCTTGCTCAAGCAATTCGCCGAACGATGCTTTATCGCCCATGTCAAGTGCCTTCACTAGGAAAGCCTTTAGTGACAATGCAGGATTATTTTGTTGCATTGCTTTTGGTGTTGCCCAAAACTCTATTCGAGTTGGTTCAGCATTGGATAAATCTGAATCAGTAAGATCAGATTGTATGATTCCAACTGCCTTGCAGTTAATCCTTACCAAAGGAGTTTGGTTTTCACCCACCCTATCGGAACGATAAGATGTAATGGTGAAATCGTAACTGCCTTCGGGCAAGGTAACTGACTCAGGCACGTCTCCTGGAGTCATACTTAAAAAGTCATTAACATCAGACATTGGTTTTACCTCCTGTATTATTTGTTAATTTATTTTTCGCGTTCTTTTGAATAGCATCAAATAATTTTGCTAAATCCAATTCGTAATTAGCCTCTAATAATTTAGGTGCTGTTACTTTTAAATCCATCTTATGATCTGATACCGTTCGGAGTGTGCGTTCCACTCCTTTACTTGAAGCCCTAGTGTCTATTCGGCACACGCAATTAAAGTATCGTCCTATCTTAGTAGATAATTTAGAACCAACACTTGTCGGGTATGCTTTGGAAACACCTAAGTCTCCCTCCATGTACTGCATATGAGTAGTAACTACTACATTACACGGAACTTCCGAGCCCGTTATATACTGTATGATATGTTGGACATCACGCGCCGCTGTTCCCCACTCGGGTTGAGTAGGTTGGTCTGTTGGTTTTTTATTATTAAAAACCAAAGCACCACGCAAAGCTGATTCGCCCATCAATGTCAAGCTGTCTATAACAAGAACATCTTTATTAGTCCACGATTTAACGGGACCGAAATCTTCATCTCCATCTTTCCACTGCGTAATTAATTGAACACCCTTGCGAAAAGCACTTGCTTGTCCGAGAGCATCTTTTAATGTAACATAAGACACGCGTTTAACTGCGTCCTTATTTAGAAATTCAGGGAGAATAGATAAGCCGTCATCATAATCTAATATGCGTAAGTTATAACCTGCATTTGCTAATGCCGCCAAAGCCGAAGTCTTACCAGACCCCGAATCTCCCACGAGTAATAACTTTGTATAGTCAGATGACTTGTGATTTTTTATGTTTGCCATTCGTCTCTCCTGTAAAGTTTATATTGTAACATTTTTTTAAATCCGTGTCAACTCTTTTCTAATATTATTTTTCCCAAAGCGTAGATTAAAAATCCTACTCCAATATTAGACATTAAGATTGCTATTAATAATACATCTGTTAGTGTCATATCATTGTCCTCCGCATTGTGTTATTAAATTAAGCAGTACCAGAACAAAAATTACTCTAGTTAAAAAACGAGGGTCATAGTACCACG